TCACTTAATTTTTGATATTGATACATATATATGTTATAAAATAAATATTTTTTTATATAATAATAAATATGGAAGATTTTAACTTAGATGATTTAATGAATAATGATTATATTATTCCCATTGCTGTATTTATTATAGGAATATGTATATATTTAGGATATACATATTATATGAAACAAACTAATATTGAAGAAATAAATAACAATATTGAAAATGAAGATGAAAAATTACAAAAAGAACAAGTAAAATTTAATGACGATTTTATAGAAACAGATGGTTTTATGGGTGAAAAAGAAGGATATGTATTTAAAAATGGTGAAAAGGGAACAGGTTATTATTTAGATAAGTAAATATCTTTAAAATAATTTAAACATAATAATATAATTATGAGTATGAATTTAGAACAAGAAATTCCTAAAAATGAATTACAATATTTTAAAGAAAAAGTTAAACATTGGTTGGCAATCGATAAACAAGTTTCTGATCTAGAAAATCAAATTAAAGATATTAAAAAAGTTAAAAAAGAATTAATGCCTGAGATAACTAAATTTATGGTACAATATAATATATCTGATTTAAATACAGAAACAGGTAAATTAAAATGTTCAGAAAGAAAAACTAAATCAACTTTAAGTAAAAATTATATAAGAATAGAATTAGAAAAAGCTCTTGGAGAAAATTCTGATAAAATAGATAGTTGTATGAATCATATTTTAAATAATAGAGAAATTAAAAGTACATATGTATTAAGAAAAGTTAAAAATTAAAATATAGTTACAGCATATTCTACTTTTTTAGGATCTAAAAATATACCAGGGACACTTGCTATTCTACATCCTTTATAATCATTCCGAACATCAGATGTTTCACATAATTCAGTTAATCCACCTGGTGTTAAATCTCTAAAACAAGCACCAACATGGGATTCTTTACCAGTCGTAGAACCTGGTCTTAACATACAATTATATGTAGTTGTTAAACCATTTGGTGATTTATCTATTTCATACATATCTTCGCAATCTTCTTCTGAATGTACTGTGCAAGATGAATTTTTATCATTTTTTACACTGGGATTAGGATTACATACATTATTAAATCTGCATAATTGAGGATTCATAGGTAAACTTAAAGTCGCTTTTCCACTTGGAGATGCTTTATTTAATTTAGATTGAAGAGTTTGTTCGTCTGGTGACACACAATTATAAAATACATTCCCATTTGAGGGTTTTATTGCCATATTAAATAAATCATCACCATATGTTTTCGCACTATATGTATTTAAGTCTGGACATGTTGGTGAATTTAATATATATTTATTACAAACAGGTAATATACTTGTGTATTTATAACAAGATTTTGGACATTTGTTTCCAAGTTGACTAGTATTAAATATAGATCCACTTCCATTTGTATTAACTTTTTGTTTATAAAAACAATCACCATATTCACTAGATATTTTTTCTCTAACATTAATTGAAGTATTCTTATCATATAAAATATCAACTAAACCACATAATTCTTTTGGTGTTGTTGGTGATAATTCATTGATTAAAGATTGATTATTAGATGAATCTGTATCAGATAAATCACCTACAAAATTTACACCTAATAAATTAAAATCAAATATATCTCTATTTTTATTTGCAACTGTTAAAGTATCAGTTGATGAACTAGGTGATGAATTAATACCTAAATTTTTATAAAATATTTTATCATTAGAATCAACACATGTATTTAAAGTTGATTTATTTACATTTTGATCAGGTTCATTATATATACCTTTTTCATCCAATGTATCTAATACATTTTCTTTTGGTCTGTCATCTTTTTTTTCTTTTTCATAAAGTATTAATTCATCTTTTAGAAATCCTGGTAATATGTTAAAAACTGGTACATCAGATTGCCCTTCAACTACTTTTGATTTCCACAATAATATAATAAAAAATAATATTAATAATATGATATTAATCAACAACATATATATATTATTATTATAAATTTTTTCTTATTATATATATAAATGGACAATATATATTTATATTTAATATTAATTGTTTTAGTAATTATTATTTTATATTTTGTTATAGATTATTATAGTGAAGTATTTGATATAAATAAAATTTATGAATTTCATGATGTCATTGATAATAATCAAATTGAAGAATTAATAAGGATTGCCGCTCCTCTTGTAAAACCGTCACCAGTAATTGGTCCTGGTGGTAAAAATACAGTTATGAATAATGTTAGAACAAGTAATCAAGTATTTTTACCTGAATATGATCATCCTGTTGTAAAAGATATTTATGAAAAATTATCAAATATAATAGGTATTAATAAAGATCATTTTGAAGAATTACAAGTTGTAAGATATCAACCAGGACAATTATATAGAGAACATTGGGATTCATGTTGGGAAGATGATAAATGTTCTGAATTTTTAAAAAGAGGTGGAAACAGATATGCTACATTTTTATTATATTTAAATGATGATTTCGAAGGTGGTGAAACATATTTCCCATTAAGAAATACAAAGATTAAACCTAAAAAAGGTAAAGCAGCATTATTTTTTAATTTAGATAAAAATAATATAGATAAATTAGAAAATTCAAAACATGCTGGTCTACCTCCAAAAAATGGAGTTAAATGGATGTGTAATGTTTGGGTTAGACAAAATAAGATTCCTGATAAATACAAATAATTTTAAATTTTTATATTTAATATAATATAATATGTCAAGTGTATCTAAATCAGTAAAAAAATTATCTAAATCAGCAAAAGGATTAAATAAATCATTAAGTAAATCTATTGATAAAAAATTAGATGGTCCATTTGATAAATATAATTTCTTCGAAAATATTGGATTAGATGATCATTGTTGGATGGAAGATGGTGTAAAAGTTAGAGGTCCTGGTATATTCTGTTGGATTGTAATTATCTGGATTGTTACTAGTACATTTATTAATTTCCTAATGTATAATGAATACAGGAAAGCCGGATTAAGTAATAATAATATAATGTTCAGATATTTATTATTAACTATACAAGCTTTCTTATTATCAACATTTATTTATTCTATGTGTAAAAGATGTAGAGGATTAGAGAGTATACTTGTATTAGTTGTTGTATCTATTATTCAGGCAATTTTTGCTCTTTCACCGTTTTTATCTAATTTTTTTGGAGAAATAAATAAGTTAGATGGTCAAGACAAATTAATGGTCAAGAATTAATTATTTAATATATTTTTTACATAATTCTTTATGATCTAATTTTTCTTTTTTTGCAATATATTTTAACAACTCTAAATTTTGTATTTTTATATATAAATTTATATTAATATTATTTTCTTTAAACTTTTGTTTTAAATATTCTTCCAAAAACATTTTTAAAAGTAAAGATATTTAAATCAAATTTATATATTATATTAAATATGTTATCTGAAATACCAGATGAAATATTAAATTTAATATTATCCAAATTAGATATATCACCTAAAAAAATATATAATTTAAGAAGTATTTGTAAAAACTTTAAAATAAATATAGATAAAATAAAAAATTTAGATTTAAATAATTTTAATTATGAAGATACATTAAATAGATTATCATATTCTGGTTTGAAATGTAATTTTAAATGGTTATTTAATAATAATATTAAATTATCTATCAATAATATTAATAATTTAATAATTAATGATAGATATGATATATTAAAGTTATTATTAAAATATGATTATTTAAAGTATGTTTTATTTAATATTTCTACAAAATATGATAAAAATTGTTTCGATATAATATCTTTATGTAAATCAGATAATCCACTTATTATATGTGGAACAAGTCATAGTATAAAAAATAATTTAGAAATTATTAAATTATTATTATTTAATAAAAAAGATAATCCTTATTTAAATCAAATACCAGGATTATTTGAAATTTGTATAAAATATAATAATATAGAAATTATTGATTATTTAATAAAAAATTATTTTATAAGAATTAAAAATCATATTCATAAAATAAATAATTTAATCTTAAAATCAAATAAAAATATGGAAGATTTACTTGATTATTTAATAATCAATAATTTATATATTAACGAAGATTTTATTTGTAATTTAATAAAAAAGAAATATATTAAATTAGCTGAAAAAATATTATTTAATGATAAAATAACAGATACAAATCATATATTATCTACGATTGTAAAAACTAAAAATATATATTTATATAATTTAGTAAAAAATAAATATATATTTGAACATAGTTTTATTATATTAATTTTAACTAATAATAAATGTGATCAAGAAAATATAAAGTTTATAGAAGAATGGATAAAAAATGATATAAATAAAATAAGTAATCAATTATTATTAATAAATTTATGTATTAAAAATAAAATTAAAAATGAAATTATATTAAAATTAATAGATATGGATTTTATCATTTATAAAAATGATATACAATTAGCATTAGATAACGATAATATTATGTTGGTTGAAAAATTATCTATAAAATACAATAGTATTTAAAAATATATTTGTATATTAATATGAATAATATGCGTGTTCAAAAAAGAGATGGTTCATATGAGGAAGTATCATTAGACAAAATTTTAAACAGAATTAAACTATTATGTATTGGAGAAGAATTTAAATATAAATTAAATATTGATCCGACAATTATTGCTCAAAAAGTTTGTTCAGAATTATATGATAATGTCACTACCAGTGAATTAGATAAATTATCTTCTGAAATATCTATTGCTTTATATACAACTCATCCGGATTATTCAGTATTAGCAAGTAGAATATGTATTTCAAATCACCAAAAAAAATGCCCTGATAAATTCTCAGAATGTGTTGATATTTTATATAATAATGGTAATAATTCTATTATAAAGAAATATATTTATGATTTAGTTCAAAATAATAAAGAACTAATTGATTCAAAAGTACAGTCGAATCGAGATTATCTTATAGATTTTTTTGGATTCAAAACATTAGAAAAAAGTTACCTTTTAAAGAGTGATCATATCATTAGAGAAACACCACAATACCTTTATATGAGAGTTGCTTTATGTATTCATAGAGATGATCTAGATAAAGCATTTGAAACATATAATATGATTTCTAATAAATATTTTATTCATGCAACACCAACATTATTTAATGCTGGTACTAATCATGAACAATTAGCTTCATGTTTCTTATTATCAATGAAAGACGATTCTATCTCTGGTATTTATGATACTTTAAAATGTTGCGCATTAATCTCAAAGCATGCAGGCGGTATCGGTTTACATAGTCATAATATCCGAGCAGCGGGATCTTCTATTAGAGGAACTAATGGAATTTCTAATGGTTTAGTACCTATGCTCAGAGTATATAATGATACAGCTAGATATGTTGATCAAGGTGGAGGAAAGAGAAATGGTTCTATCGCTATTTATATGGAACCATGGCATGGAGATATCATGGAATTTTTAGAGTTAAAAAAGAATCATGGAAATGAATTAGAAAAAGCAAGAGACTTGTTTTATGCTCTCTGGATACCAGACCTTTTCATGAAACGTGTTGAAGAAAAGGGTATGTGGACATTAATGTGTCCTGATGAATGTCCCGGTCTATCAGATTGCTATGGCGAAGAATTTGAACAATTATATACTAAATATGAATCAGAAGGTAAAGGTAAACAAATTGAAGCGCTTAAAGTATGGCATTCAATCTATATTTCTCAAATAGAAGTAGGTATGCCATATCTCTTATTTAAAGATGCTTGTAATCGTAAATCTAATCAACAAAATCTAGGAACTATTAAATCTTCTAATTTGTGTACTGAAATTATAGAATATTCTGATAAAGATGAAACTGCTGTATGTAATTTAGCATCTATTTCTTTACCTAAATTTGTTGAATATAATGATTTCTCAAATGATAAAATTAAAATATATTCTAAACCTAACTGTAATCAATGTGATTATATTAAAAATGTAATGAAAAAAAGAAATATTCATTTTGAAGAAATTATACTTGAAAAACAATTAGATAGGCAAAAATTATATATGAAAATTGATAATGATGAAGATGTAGCTGTAAATATTATGCCACAAATTTATGTTAATGATAAATATTTAGGTGGATTCTTAGAATTATATAATTATATTAAACCTTCTTACAATTTTGAAAAATTACAAGAGATATCTGCTATATTAACTAAGAATTTAAATAACATTATTGATCATAATTATTATCCACTTGAAGAAACTCGTAGATCTAATTTTAGACATCGCCCGATCGGTATTGGTGTTCAAGGATTAGCAAATGTATTTTATGAGTTCGGTTTATCTTTTGACTCAGATGAAGCCAAAAAACTAAATGAAAAAATATTTGAACATATTTATTATGGTTCTATTAAAAAATCTATGGAAATTGCAAAAGAAAGAGAAGAATTATTTATTAAATTAAAATCATATATGTGTGAAACAGATACATTAAGATTCCCAGAAGAATATCATTTGTTAAAAAAAGAATTAAATACTACAACAGAAGAATTAGATAGATTATTTAAATCTGATAAATATTATGGTGCTTATTCAACATTTGAAGGATCACCTGCTAGTAAAGGTCAACTACAATTTGATTTATGGAATTCTAATCCTTCACAAGAAATGTTAAATAAATGGAATGATTTAAAACAAGATATTATGAAACACGGTTTAAGAAATAGTCTTTGTTTAGCACCAATGCCGACAGCATCTACATCACAAATTTTAGGGAATTATGAATGTTTTGAACCTATTATGTCTAATATATACACAAGACGTGTTCTTGCTGGTGAATATGTAGTTATTAATAATTATTTAATTGAAGATTTAATATTTTATGGTATTTGGAATAAAGATCTAAAAGATAAAATTATTGTTCATGATGGTTCTATTCAAAATATAAAAGAAATCCCTGATTTTATCAGAAATAAATATAAAACTGCTTGGGAAATAAAACAAAAAAATCTAATTGATATGTCAGTTGATAGAGGTAAATATATATGTCAATCACAGTCACTAAATTTATTCATAGAAGCACCTACATTTAAAACTATATCATCAATGCATTTCTATTCATGGAAAAAAGGACTTAAAACAGGTATTTATTATCTTAGATCTAGACCGTCATCAAAAGCTATTCAATTTACTGTCGCACCAGAAGTATGTGAGTCTTGTTCAGGATAAATTATTAATAATTGATATAATCATTCCTCAATAGACTTAATAAGATATAGAATTATCTTTTATTATTCCATATAAAAATATAATTATAATCATGATTTTCAATTAATTTTGAAGTAACATTTGAAACTCTTTTATTTTCTTTTCTCTTTTATTCATAGCATCTCTATACCATATTAGTGATCTAACAATGGGAATATTTTTATCATTCATAGCTTTGTGTATCATTTGTTCATATGAACCATTATAAGGACAATATTTTACTTCTTCTGGTATTTCTACATCAAATGACTGAATAATTTCAAGAGTATTCATATAAGTCCGCATATCAGAAATAGATTCTGCTTGTGATCCCATTATGATTATTTCTTATATGTAAAAATATTAAGATACAATCAAATTTGTTAATACATTTATTCTTTAAGTGAAAATTATATTATTTTATATACTTTTCACCAGCGGCGTGTCTTAATGTTTTTAAACTTCTTTTCTTCCAATCAAATCCACTTGTTTTTTCACTCATAATATACATATCTCCACTATTAATAGTGAACTTAATTCTATCACCGATTGGTTTAGAATTACTATACCATTGCCAATGTATTGGTCGGCTTTCTCCAAGTGAACATGCTATTACTTTTTTTCTTTCTGAATCACCATGAAACCCTATACCACATTTCTTGATATCATAATATAAATTACCTTCAACTTCTAAATTAGTTGCTTCTTCTCCAAATACAATCCCTAATGATTCCCTCCATTTATTTAGTAGAGGAACATTGTCATATGAAATAATTGTTCCTTTTTTATTTTCATAATCTGGATCTTGATTATTTACTCCATAACAAACATTATATCTTGCATGTTTATTCAACACTATTTGTCTTCGGGTATCCCAATATTTCTTATCCCATTCAAAATTTATTTGTTCTTTCATCATATCATCACTATTAATACCTGCTATTTTATCAATACCTTTCCTAATAATTAATAGTCCTGCTTTATCAGTATCTTCCACTTTTTCATCTAATCTATAAAACTCAGATTCAATACCTTTTTCAGATAATATCTTTTTAAATTTAATCATTTCTTCTATACTGAATCCTTTACTAGATAATCCTCCACCATTGACTTGCATACCAACATGATTTTCAGATTGTTCACCAGCTGTGATACAAATTGCAGACATAATTTTAAAGATTATAAAAATTAATATCAAATTTAAAAACAACTTATACATCTTTTCATTTCTTTTTTATCACTTAGTAAGTTCCATTCTTGAATAGTATAATTATCTGACATAGATAAATTACATCTGGCACAAATAGGTTTAATATTATTTATATCTAATGTACCACCTTTTGATTCAGGTTGATCATGGCCTACATGATAATCAAATGGATTAATTATATTTTCACACCAATCTACATAACATTTATGTTCAAATACTTTACCGAATGAAGCTATCCAACATTGTTCTCTAATAGCTTTTGGGATTGTTTGTTTTTTATATGGTTTATTATTACAATTACTGTTATTGATAACTTTCTTTCTACCCTTAGGCATTTAATATAATAAAAAAATATTCTTATATATATGTAAAAAAAGTATATTATTTTTTGTCTATATTATTTTATTTTTTTTTGTCTATCTTATTTTATATTTTTTAATGTTTTTTATTTAGTTTTGTTCGTTGTATTTATAAACATACATCGAACTTATCACCAGTGTATACTCCCTCAGGTATGGTGATGATATGTTCTTCACCGTTGCCGTCGATCATAGTAATCTTGTCACCGGGTTGTTTGTATGGTGGACACACCACATGGCGGTGACCGTACCATGGGGGATTATATACACCAAGTCCCTCCTCTTCTTCTTCCTCTTCTTCTTCCTCTTCTTCTTCTTCCTCCTCTTCTTCTGACAAGTCCTCTTCCAGTTCTTCTTCTTCTTCTTCTTCTTCCTCCTCTTCTTCTTCTTCTTCCGCAAGGTGGTGCGGTAGGACAGCTTCTTGGTGCTTGATTTTTAGATCTGTCACCTGTTCTGTCAGATCTTGGATGGTCCGTTTGTGAGATTCTTTCTTCTCTGCATCCACCTTCGCCACCTCCATAGCACCCTGGAGAGTTTCCTTGAGACGACGAATCGAGTCATCGTGCCAGCGTGTGGCTTCAGCATGTTTCTGTTTCTCCTGTGCGCGCTCTTCC